CCGACCATTTTTCAAAAAGCGGCGCAAAAATTTCTCAAGTGCTTCATGCGCTTTGGTGCCCTCAAGAGCCCAGGGGCTCTCGGGTTGCTCGGGGTATTTCTCTTCAAGGCAAACACTCGCGGGACAATTCAGCCAACGCTCAGACTTTGAGGGGCTAATCCTTGAGTGCTTGCGCTCTTTGTGGGGTGCTGTTGACATTATTGAAAGCCCTCAACCATGTGCTTGATTTCAGCGCGTTGACGTTGGTTCAACTGTTTTGATTTTTGCACCTTGTACTTGGCCACAGTTTTGGCGGCGGCTGTTGGGTCATTTTTTCGCTTTGCATATTCAATGAGGAGTTTTCTGATTTCATCATCAGAGATTTCAGAGCTTTCCTCTGACTCGGTGTCATCGGACTCAACAGCTTCAACCTCATGGATTTCCTCTTCACTTGCTTCAATGACATCATCAACCTCATTTTCAGGCTCAACAACAGCCACAGACTTGGCCGTTTTCTTTGTGGTGGGTGAAGGCTTGCCGCTCTTTTTCGTCTCGACTTTTGGTGCCTCAGTGTCAGGGGTTTTTACATCTTGTCCCTTGGTTTCGGCTTCGGGCTTATCAAGAGCGGCAAGTTGAAATTCAAAATGCTCAGCGATTGCTTGAGCTTTCATCAGCTCAGCGGTCAAAATTTTTACCTTGGTTTGTCGGTTCATGCTTTCAATGTTCAAAGTCATTGGTCACCCTTTTCTTTTTGGCGGTTTCGCCGGTTAAAAATTCACTGATCGTTTTTTCCTTGTATTTTAAGGACTTGAAAACGCGCTCATCAAGGTCATGCTCAATTGATAAAATATCAATGATGACCTTTTCCGTTTGGCCAATCCTGTGCAAACGGTCCATGGCTTGCTCATTTTGTCCAGGTTGCCAACTCATCTCAACAAATATACCCCGATAAGCTGAGGTGAGGGTGATGCCAACCATGGTTTCAATCTGGCCAATCATGACTTTCACCTTTTTATTTTCCTGAAATTCTCTCACGTTGGTGTGGCGAGCTTTCATGCTGACAGAGCCATCATTGACAACCACAGAGTCGGGGCCGAAGATATTTGTGAGCTTAACCTCAAGGTGAGCAATGGCCTTTTTGTGCCAAGCAAAGACAAGCACCTTGCCTGACTCTTCAACAGCGCCCTCAATGAAATCAATCGCGGCATCAGCTTTGATAAGTGAGAGCTCTGATCTCAGTGTGGCCATTTCACCAAGCTCACTCATGGGGTTGTCTAATATGTTGTCAATGTCCTCACCGCTGACATTTTTCAAAAGCTTTTCAGTTTTCTTAGTGATGTCACTTTGAAGCTTTTTAGTTCTTATCATTTTTGCCGGTAAGTCGAGGCAATCCTCTTTGCTGTGTCTTAGCATCAGAGTACCGATGACCCTCTCGTGGAGCTCTTGCACATTGCTTGCCCCTGAGAAATCCCATCCCCACTCAGTCCTTTGACCTTGGCAATACCTGAGCCCATACTCAAAAATCGTCATGCCATAAATAAGATGGGGTGCAAGGGCATTGATACAAGGAAAGAGCTCAATGGGTCTGTTTGGCATCGGCGTCCCACTAAGCAAAAGCACACGTCTTGCCACAGTGATGAGCCCCGTGATGCCTTTTCGCTTGGCATTGTGGCCATAAAGGGCTTTGGTCCTTACCGCTTTTTCATTCTTAAACCTGTGGGCCTCATCAGCAATGAGGATGTCAAAGTTGCCATGCTCAATGATATTCTCTCGCACAAGCTCACTCTGTAAAAGTGAGTCTGGTAAGATCACCCAAGCGGCACGACCTGAGAGCTTGTGTCTCATGGACCCAACTATTTCAACGCTTGCGGGTTGAAAACGTGCAAACTTTTTGATCTCTTCAACCCAGTTGAGCGCCAAAAATGGTGGGCAGATCACCAACACTTGCGGGGTGTGCTCTGTGGTGTAACAAAGAGTTGAGGCCACAGTGATGGCAACCGCCGTTTTTCCCACCCCAGGGTCACCGGCATAGTAAGCGTTTTTTCTTGCCAAGATGAAGTCAACCGCTTCATGTTGATGCTTCATCAGTTTTACCCCACTCTTTGCAATGATGGGTGGGATCTTAAAACTTATACCTGTTCTTTTATTGATTTCATTCTTTGCTGAGTCGGTTGCAAATTCAATCAATTTAAAAGCTCTTGCATGGTCAGGCTCATGCCAAACTTTGTTGTCATTGTCCCACTTAAAACCGGCTCGCTTGGGGATGTCCTTTTCGCTGAAAGTGCATCTAAACACAAACGTGTTTAGGTCTTTTTCAAATATCAAAAGCCCCATTGCCTAACCCCTCAAGTCAAATCTTTTATTGTCGTTTTTTCTGGACTTGATCACTAAATTTTGATTTCTTTTCAGTCAAGAAAAATAAACAAATCAACCAACGAGGGGTGTTAAGTGGCTGAAAGCTCACTGAATGGATTATTTACAATTGAGGATTTTATCAAAAGGGCTGGGGTTGAAAGGATTGCCTTGAGCCTTGGTGTTGATGACACAACAGTTTACAAATGGAAAAACTGGCAAACTACACCCGAGCCTCACAATGCAAGGAAACTGATTTTGCTCTCTTATAATGAGCTATCCTGGGAAGGGATTTACACCCCTTATTTCAAGCGCCACACCAAAAAGTGGGGTGATGAGCGCCAACTTAAGTTTTCATTCTGGGACTGAATTAAACTCAAATTTTTGTGAGGGGGATTTTTATGCTTGAGAGCCTCAAGCCATTTGTCAACATGGGCCTTTCAGTGATCTGGCTGAAAGAGAATAGCAAGGTGCCAATTGAAAAGCGTTGGACCAATTTAAAAACAAAGACTTGGCCCGAGCTTCGGGACCAATACAAACCTGGGTTTAATTGTGGGGTGAGACCGGGGAAGCCGTCAAAATTAAAAGATGGCTTTTATTTATGTGTCATTGACTGTGACATGAAGTCAACCGAGGACGCCCACAAGATTGAAATGGAAAAAGCCCTGAGCGTGGCCTTTCCTGATTGGGAGTTTTCACCAACCGTGATCTCAGGGCGCAATGAATACTCTTTGCATATTTATGCAAAGGTGCATGAACCCTTAAACCGCTTTCAGATTGCTGAGAGTGCCCACCGGGTAAGGACTTTGATGCCCTCACGGGCCCCATCAATCCAAGACCGGGCTGAATTTTTACCAAGTGAACTTGAGGCCGGTTGGCGCTTAGCACGGGCATGGGAAATCACTTTTCTTGGCAGCGGTTCACAAGCGGTCATGCCGCCCTCAATTCACCCGGACTCAGGGCGTGAATACACTTGGAAAAATAGACTTGAAAGCGTTGATGATTTGATCGAATACAGCCCAAGAAAATTCAAAAAGGTGAGTCAAGCTACCACAAACTTGGCTTTTAAGTTTGTCGAGTGGGATTTGATGACTCTCACTGATGCGGGACTTAGCCCTAAGATGATCGGGCTCATCACAATTGGTGACGGGCTTGACGAATACGGCGGGGACCGCTCATCAGCTTTATCTGCTGCAATCAACGCCCTTGTGGGGGCTGATCTTAGTGTTGACCAAATTGTTTCAATCCTTACTGACAGTGAAAACGCGATCAGTGAAAAGGCTCTTGAAAAGTGGGGCGGCAACAGAGAGCGGGCCGCCCAGTGGCTTATCAACCAAGTACAAAAAGTGAAGGTTGAGTTTAGTGCTGCAAATGAATTTGGTGATGATGAAATGATTGATGAGCCTGAGCTCAGTGAAGCCGAGGCACAAGCCCAGGTTGAGGGGCTTATCACTTGGCGTGACCGCTTGGATAAGACCCAACAAGGGGTCAATAAAAACTCATCAAAAAACAGAGCTCTGATTTTGGAAAATGCACTGAAGCCAAAAACCTTTTAATGAATTTTTTGGTGGGGTGTTTTATGGGGCTGAGCCACCGTGGGTTTTGCCTGGGCAAACCGCCACAGGTAAAGAGATTTCAAACGTGGACCTCACCCGTGCAAAGATTTGGCTTCAGACTCATTTCAAGATTGATCCCTCTGAGGATGAGATCATCAAGACCGTCACTTTTCTTGCACATAAAAACGCTTATCACCCGGTTAAAGATTATTTGATGAGCCTCACTTGGGACGGTAAACCCAGGCTTTCACGTTGGCTCTTCGACTACTTGGACGCTGTTGGGCCTGACAAATATGTTGAAGCTGTTGGGCGCAAGACTCTTGTGGCGGCGGTTGCGCGTGTGGTAAAACCTGGGTGCAAATTTGACTGTGTGCTTGTGCTTGAGGGTGGCCAAGGGGTGGGGAAGTCCTCAGCCATTTCAATATTGAGTGACCCATGGACTTCAGCCACTCACATTGACCCCAATAATAAGGACACAATCAACAATATTCAAAATTGTTGGATCATTGAGTTACCTGAAATGACCCCAGCCCACAGGGCTGATGCGGAGAGCTTGAAAGCTTTCTTGAGTAAGACTGAGGACCGAGCCCGGCTTGCTTATGAGCGAAAGGCTGAGACCTTCCCACGTCAGTGCATTTTTATTGGTACCACAAATCAAAGTGAGTATTTACAGGATGAAACTGGCAACCGCCGTTTTTGGCCTGTTGTGGTGGGTGCCTTGGACCGGGAAAAACTCAAGGCTGATAAGGACCAATTGTGGGCCGAAGCATTTGCCTATTATTTAGGCGGTGAGGATCTTTACCTTGAAGAAAAAGACGTTGAAATGATGGCAATTGAGCAACAGCGTGAGCGGTATCAAGCCGACGAATGGCTCGATGAAGTCCGAGAATTTGTGGCCAAGAGGCCTCAAAACTTTAAAGCATTGGACGTTTTCAACTTTATCAGGGGTCTTGAGGGTGACACGAGTGCCGGTGGGTTTTCTCGCGGGGACCAAATGAGGATCGCAAAATGCCTGAGATTTTTGGGCTATGCCAACGTGAGGTCAAGAAATGAGGGCGAAAGGGTGAGATTTTGGGCAAAAATTGGCAAAAATTAGGGGTGTCCCAACCTCTGAACTTTTTAAATTGGAGTGCAAAATCAAGTGCTTATGGGTTTCTGTCCCAACCTGTCCCAACCTTTTTCGGTGAGGTTGGGACAGAAATTGGAGTGCAAAATCAGGTGCTTAACTCACTTTGTCCCAACCTACCCAACCTTTTTCTAAATAATGTAGGGGTATATCTATGGTTTTATAAAATAAATAATATATTGTTTATACATAGATATATAGGGGGTTAATTGGGTCAAAAAGGTCGGGACGGTCGGGACAAAATGACTTAACTCCATGAAATTTAACTCCAATTTCTGTCCCAACCTTGCCATTTGAGGTCGGGACAGGCTGGGACGGGTTGGGACACCCATAAATTTGTGGCTTTTGTGGCGTGACTTTACCCCAACCAACTTTTATAAAAGGAAACTATGACAGAAAATTTAAGATTTTACTTTTGGCTCACAATTTTGCTTATCACTCAACTTCTAATCGCCTCATGTGGTCTTGTGGCAATTGATGAGAAGAACCTTTGCCGTGACCACGGGGGTGCCATAAAACTCGAGGACGATATTTTGTATTGCAAAGACGGCCAAAACTGGATCATGTAAGGCATGACCGAAAAGCTCATCACCACAGAGATTGTGAACTCTTTAAAGGCCCATGGCTGGGCTTATAAGATACCAGATGCCCCATCCCGCTTTGCACCGGAAAAGCCCTGTGACATCCTTGCAAGCATCAATGGCAACATTGTGGCAATTGAAGTGAAGCTCATCAAGAAATGGCAATCATTTGGCATGAGGGCCATGAGACCAAGCCAAATCAAGCACCTCACCCTCATCAAGAAATCAGGGGGCATGGCTTTTGTATTTCTTAACCTCAGGATGAAAGGGGTCAACAAGCTCTTTATCTTTGAGTGGGAAAGCTTCAGGATGAGGGCCTTACCCTTTTCAATCAAAGACCTTCAAGCAAGGCCAGCCTTTCCAGGGGCCAAGAAAACTTTTGACCTCAAAGAGTTTTGCCAAGTTGTCTCACTTTGAGACTGTTAAGCTAAGAACTTTATAAAGTCCCCCGCTTAAGATAAGATTGACTTAAGAGGTGACACATGGAAAAATGCACTTGCAAAAATTGTGGGAAGCAATTCAATAAGGGTGATGAGGCCGACAATGAAACAATTTGCTTGAGGTGTGACAGAGAATCCCTCTTAACATCAGACTCATTTGATGAAATTGAGTATGAGCATGGGGGTTATGATGCGGAAGTGGATGATGAATAATAAAATTTCTGAGTCAAACCTTCAAAGATTTTGTGAAGCCCTTGGGTGGCAAGGCGGCACCCATACCCAGGTCAATGAAGAGCTGCAAAAGCTTTTCAATGCTGAAGTTGATGTTGTTGTGATGACTGATGAGGTTGTTGAGGATTTTATTGACTTGCTCGAAGAGCTTAAGGGGGACAAATGAAAACCACAAATCAAGTCATTGGTGAGAAATTAAAAGCGGCGAGACTGAAAGCGGGCCTCACCCAAACAGAGGTTGCCACTCGGCTTGGCCTCAGCTCACCAATGTTTGTCCATTTGCTTGAGTCAGGTAAAAGCAAAGTGCCCTTCAAGACCTTAGGCCAGTTATCAATCATCCTGGGGTTTAAAGCTGAGCCAATCCTTAACCTAATCTTAGGGCACTATGCCCAAGAGAAAAGACTAGAATTTGAAGCCGGTAAAAAATCCCCTCGCGGTTGATTTCTGGCCTTGAGCCATTCAAGGATCATCCGATCTAATTAAAGCAATGCAATATTTAAACCGCCGCCGCCGCAAAATCCTTGAGGCTCAAGCAAAAGACATGGAAGCCCTCAGAGCTGAGCATGAGGACCTCGACACTTTAAAACGCAATAAGACAATCAAAGAGCTCATCGCTGAAAAGCTCAAAGCATCAGACCTTTCCCTTGATGATCGGGTTGAGCTCACCGATTGCCTTTTGATCTTGAAGGCGGATTGATGGCTTCGACACATTGTGGCGTGACAACAGCCCCCAATTTCTCTGAAACTTCACAAAACCCAATCGACTCGAGAGGTGATCAATGGCCAAAGCGCCGAAAATGAAATCAATCAATGAAATTTCTGAGCCCGTGCAAACAGCACAAGCCCCTCAGCCTGAACAAACTGATGAGATTTACAGCTCTGAAATTTACTCCGAGGTGCCGGGCACCAAGATTGAAACACCCACGCTTGACTTTGACTCTCACCTTTTCAAGCTTAATGTTGCCAACATCATCAAGAACACTGGCCTTTACAGCCCAAGTCCTGACCATGATCCAAGCCAGTTCATGCACCTTGAGCACACCCACATTTTCAGGACGCGCGACTCCGAGGGTCGCATCCCCACTTCAACAATTAAGTCTGACAACCCAAAAGCAACTCTGATGCGGTCAACCCCAATAGCGGGTCATTTTCACTTGGTTGAAATGATCCCGCACCCAACCGATCCCACAAAACCACCTGTGATCACAAAAATCTCAGGGCCAATGACAATGGGGAAGGAAAAAATAAAGGGGCGCTGGCAACAGGTTGAAGTTGCGTTGAATGACTATGATTTCCATGTGCATAAGGTCACTTATCACAGCACCGAAAAGGTGAAGGTAAAAGCCAAAAACATGGAAGCACAAAAAGTAATTGCTTGGGAAGCTCAAAAAGGGGCCGCCCCGGCGGGCGTGATTGCTTAAATGCTCGAGGATGGCAACAGGCTTGTGAAGCCTGAAACGATCGCAAAACAAATACCGTGGGAAAAGTTTGAGGCCGTTGTGGTCTTGGGACTTGGAAAGCACGGTGAGCAGAATGAACTTTGGATGAGTACGCTCACAATAAATGAGCTTTCATTTTTGATGGCTCATTTGCAATCCCACCTCACGCATTTGATGGGGCCAATGAAAGAGGGTTGTTGATGTTTACAAAATTGGTTGTTGAGCACTTTGAAAAAGCAGTATTGAAACTTGAACCGCCCAAAATTTCTGTTGAGCTTAAGCGCCAACTGTTGAGGGATCGGGACAAGCACCCAAGGCTTGGGGTTTTCTTAAGCAACATGAGCAAAGAGCTTGTGAATATGCAAACCCAGCGCCGCAAAGAGGGCAAAAAGCCCGCGACACTTGCACAGGTGATTTGGCTCATTGAAGAAATGACCACAGTTTTTGTGGTGTCAATCGAGGCCGAGGCCAAGCGCCGCATGGAAAGTGATCTTGCAAGACTACAGCGTGAGCAAGAGGCTCAAGCTCAAAAGGATTTGGACCTCACCCTTGAAGGTAAACCGCAAGGGATTTATGAAGAAATGGGACTCATTGCAAATGAAGAGAAAATCGGCAGCCGGGACCAAGGGCTCGAAATCTAAAAAGGTCCCAAAGGCAATAAGACAACTCGAAAATTTCTTTAAGCCCATCGGTGTGACGGGTGAGCCCCGTACAGTTTATGACCCAAATTTTCACCCCATTGATTTTGTCCAACATTGTAAAGAGGGAAGCACAAAGACTGAAATCTGTGCCGCTTGGGGGGTTGCTTCGAATACAGTTTTGCATTGGTCAAAAATACATCCTGAGTTTAAAAAAGCTTATCAGCTTGGTGCTGAAGCCCACGCGGCTTTTTGGCACTTAAGAGCAAGGCAAAATATTCTTGGCGAGAGAAAAGCCTTCAACCAATTTGGATTTATTTGGTATTCAAAAAACACCATGGGTTGGTGTGATCAAGGCCGCGATGAATTTCAAGGATCAAAGGCTGTTGACTATGGCTTTCATGATCAGTCAACGGGAAAAACCTTTGATGGCAACTTGAATGAAAAAGCTGATGATGAGGCCTCGTGATCTCAGCAAAACTCAACAAGCATCAACAACAATTTTTCTTTGATAAACACCACAAACTTTTGCACCTTTCAACTGGCTTTGGCGGCGGCAAAACTTTTGTGCTTTGCCAAAAGCTGTTGCAACTGTCCTTTGCCAATGCACCTCACCCTGGGGGATTGGTCGCACCTGACTTTAAAGAGTTTAAGCGTGACGTGCTTCCAGAAATGGAAAAAATTCTTGAGGACAATGACATTGCATACACTTACCACAAGACTGAGCACTGGTTTCAATTTCCTTGGACCGCTGGCAAACTCTTTGTGCTCTCGGCCGATAAAAAAATCAGGGGCCCCAACTGGGCTTATGCTGGCATCAATGAGGTTACACTTATCCCGCTTGTGAGATACAAAGAGGTCATTGGACGTGTGAGGGTGAAAGGTGCTCCACAACCACAAATCATTTCAGTGGGGACGCCCGAGGGTTTTGCCTCAGAGTATCACGACTATTTTATTGAAAACCCACCCAACAATTTAAAAATCATCTATGGGGCAACCGACGACAATGCCGATAATTTGGCCGATGACTACATTAAAACACTTGAAGAATCTTACGATACAAAAATGATTGAAGCTTACCGCAAGGGCCTTTGGGTCAATATGGCGGGCTCACTCTTTTACTATGCTTACAACCCTTTAAAAAATGAGGATGAAAACATTGAGCCTCAGAAAAATGCGGGCTTCCTTTGCTCAATGGACTTCAACGTGGACCCTTTTTGTGCAACCTTGTGGCAATATGACGGCTATAAAATTTATGGTGTTGATCAAGTTGAACTAAAAGGCTCTGAAGGGTATTCAACTAAGAATATGATCCAAGCTTTGATCTCACGGGGTTACCGACCCGACAACACTGTGATTTATCCGGACCCCGCCGGTAAACAACGCGACACCAAAGGCAAGCCTGATGTTGTCCAACTCCGGGAAGCTGGCTTTGCCGTCAATGTGAGAAATGCGGCCCCAAGTTTCAGGACCCGCCAACTCAACGTCAATAATTTACTGGACAAGGGTCGAATTGTGATCAACCCCAAGCGTTGTAAGGGTTTAAAACGTGACTTTCAAGGGGTCGAGCAAGACATCTTGACACTTGAAAAGAAAAAATCAAACCTGAGTTTGACGCATTTCTCTGATGGGCTTGACTACATGACAGATATTCTTTTCCCATTTAAAGCCCCAGTGAAACAAAGCACAGTTGAAAGGTTTAGATGATGGCACAAGCAAAAAGAATCAAATTTGAGAATGA